CGATGACGTCGCCGTCAAGTTCTACGACGGAGAGAACAACCCCGCCCTCTACACCCCGGCCACTCCCTGGACGCACAGCACGGGCGGAAAGATGGGCAACTGGTACAAGGACGTCTGCAACATGATCAGTATGCTGACCGGCCGCGGCCTCCCCGCCAAGGAGCTGGTTGTCGGCTCCGACGTGGGCGAGTTTCTGCTGGAGGACGAGTGGATTCTGAAAATGCTGGACAACCGGCGGGCGGAGATGGGGCGCATCGACCCCAAGGAGCTGACCGACTATGTGACCCAGATCGGCACGTTCAACTTCATGGGCCGCAATCTGACCATCATTGTCAGCGACGGCACCTACGAGGAGGGCGGGAACGACGTTCCCTATGTCCCCAACGGCAGCGCAATCGTCACCGCCCCCAACTGCGGCAAGGGCCTCTATGGCGCCGTGACCCAGTTGGAAAAGGACGGCAAGTATCACACCTATGCCGGCACCCGCGTCCCCCAGCACATCTTTACCCTCCGCCCGCCCGTCAAGGAGGCGCAGCTGACCTCCCGGCCTCTGCTGGTTCCCAAGCGCAAGTCCCCCTGGTCCGTTGCCAAGAAAGTATTTGACTGAGCGGGAGAAAGGAGCAGAACATGATCAGACTGATAAGCGGCGTCTATGGCGCCGAGGATGGGATGAAGCGGCCCAAGGACGGGCCGTTCTCCCTCACCGATAACGAGGAGGCCCGGCTGGTCAGCCGTGGGGTGGCGGAGTACGTCTTTGACCGCACCACTCTGCCCGCTGCGCCCTCCCGCACCGAGAGCGCCAACGCCATCCGCTACGACGAGGGTATGACGATGAAGCAGCTCCGGGGGATCGCCGACTACCTCGGCCTGGATACTTCCAAGCTCAGGAGCAAGCGGGATGTCGTGAAGCTGCTGGATGCCCACTTCGCGTCTGCCGGAACCGGCGAGGAGCCGCCCGAGGAGGAAGACGAGCCCACCGAGGAGGAGGGCGATGGGGAGGCCGGCGAGGTTGACCCCGATGCTCCCGACTTGGGGGCCGAGGAGCCCACGGTGTGAGCGCCTTTAAGGACATGGTGGCCCGGGACATCCACAATGTATTCCTGGATACCAATTTCTTTGGCGAAAAGCGCACGGTCGAGTATGACGGCGAACGCTATGAGGATATCCCGGTCGTGTTGATGGAGGCGGAGGAAAAGGACCGCTCCAAACTGGAGGACGACCATGTGCAGGGGCTCTACTTTGTGAGCGATACGCTCCAATGCGCCCTCTCTGACTTGGGCGGGAAACTCCCGGAAAAGGGACAGCGCCTCCGTATCAACGCCGAGGAGGGCGGCGGGGGATTCTTCCGGGAGTTCTACGTCGTCACGTCAACCTGCAAGATGGGGATGCTCCATGTAGGTCTGGGGGCGATTGACGAATGAGCGTTATCCAGGTTGAGGCCGCCGGGCAGGAAGTTCTCGACCGGGCCACCCGAATGTTGGCTGGCATCGACGGCGGCATTGACAAGGCAGTCAAAAGCGCAATGGCCAGGGCGGTTTCCCATCTGCGGACGAACAGCACCAAGGCCATCCAGGAGCGGTATGCTATCTCCGCCGCCAACCTCCTGGCGGAGGAAAACGTCAAGGTGCGCTACACCTACCAAGGCGGTGTGCAGGCGTTTGTCACCTTTGCGGGCCACAAAATTCCCCTATACCGCTATGACGGCGCCGCCCCCGCTCAACCCACGCCCAACACCGGCGAGTGGGTCAAGGCTATGGTGGCGGGGAAGTGGCGCCGTGTCCACCCTGGTCTGACCGCCTCCGGGCATCAGCTGAAAAGCACCTCGCCCAAACAGTTCCAGGACGCCTTTACCGCCCGGATGAAGTCCGGCCATGTGGGGATCTTCGAGCGCACCGGCGGCAGCACCGCCGAGGGCGGCGACGCCATCAAAGAGCTGATGGGCTCCTCTGTTCCCCAAATGCTGGGCAGCCCTGGCGTAGCCGAGCAGTTGGCCCACGAGTCTATGGAAAAATTCGAGGAACGCCTTGACCATGAGGTTCTGCGTATCCTCAACGGCTGGGGGAGGTAGCTATGACCAAGTTGGTTTTGCTGAAGCAGTTAAAGGAGTTCACGGAGGAACGGGTCAAAGACCTGCTCTTACCCGTGGCCCAGCAGAAAGAGGACGAGGAGCCGCCCAAAGACCGGCCGGCAGAAGTCTACCGCGCCCGTCTGCCCGACAGCCGTGCGGCAAAGAAGAAAGCCCCGTACATCCTACATCAAGTTATAACCGGCAAGGACGCCCAATCTCCGGGGAGCCCGTCTATCTCCCTTGTCACGGTTCGGACGGTCTTCTGCGTGTACCACAAGGACGAACAGGAGGGCGGTCTTGCCCTGCTGAATCTGATGGAGCGTCTGCGGATCGCCATGCTGGAGGAGGGGATCGTCGGGGGGCAGTTTATCCTCGACCGGGAGGCCGGGCTGGAAAGTCTGGTCTACCCGGATAATACCGCACCCTATTACACCGGGGAGATGATTTCCGTATGGAAACTCCCCATCATCGAAAGGAAGGTACCTTATGCCCAAGAACACAACTGGAACGGCGCCGGCATCCGCCGCTGAGAGGCCCGCCGCCGCCAAAACCGAAAAGCCCGCCGCCCCCCAGGGGGAGCAGAAACCCGACGGCTGTGCCGCCGGGTTTTACTGTTACATCGGCCCCAATCTGACCGGCCTGATCCAGAACGGGGCCATCTTCCGGGGAACCCGGGAGGACGCGCTGAAAGCCGCCGCCGACGCCATCAAGAAGCAGCCCCTGGTGAAGACGCTGATCGTCTCCGGGGACGAGTTGGCCGAGGCCCGGCTCAAGGTCAAGCGCAAGGGCAATGCCCTGAGCGCCAATTATGAGAAAATCGCCGCCAGCAAGCGGCAGTAAGGAGGTAGCGAAGTATGCCTAATCTCGGCATTCATGTCTACGAAAAGGCCACGGCGGTAGCCATCCCTGTTGTGGCCGATGTAGGCATCCCCTTTGTGGTGGGCCTCGCGCCCGTCCACACCGCCGCCAAGCCCGCCAAGGCCAACGTGCCGGTGCTCTGCACCAGCTGGGACGAGGCCGTGGAAAAGCTGGGCTTTAGCTACGACTGGAAGAAGTATACCCTCTGCGAGTTCATCTACTCCCATTTCCAGCTGTTCGGCTGTCAGCCTGTGATCTTCTGCAATGTCCTGGACACGGACACCATGAAGAACACGCTGGAGGCCAAGGAGTACGATGTCAGCGACCACAAGATCACCCTGCCCTTTGACACCATCGCCGCCGGTCTGAAAGTGTCTGTTCCCGGCGACGGCGGGGCAGACCCCGCGGAGCTGAAGCCGGACGAGGACTACACCGTCCTCTATGACGAGAACGACGGCGTTTGCATCGTGGAGCTGCTTAGCTCCGGTTCCGCCTACTCCGCCGCCAAGCTCAGCGTGAGCGGCAGTACCGTTGACACGAGCGCGGTTGTGACCGCAGATGTCGTCTCCGGCCTGGGCGTCATTGACGCCTGCATGAGCATGGTGGGCGTCATTCCCGACCTGATCTGCGCCCCGGGGTTCTCCCACCTCTCCGTCGTGGCGGCTATCATGGCGACCAAGGCGGCGGGCATCAACGGCCTGTTCCGGGCCAAGGCTCTGGTAGACGTGGACTGCGGTGCGGAGGGGGTAACGGAGTATTCCGCCCTCACCCCCTGGAAGAACAAGAACAACATGGTGGACGAGAACCAGATCCTGTGCTGGCCTATGGTCAAGCTGGGCGACTACAAGTTCCACATGAGTACGCAGTTGGCGGGGCTGATGGCAAAGGTGGATACCGACAATGCCGGCGTTCCCTACGAGTCCCCCTCCAACAAGAATTACAAGATGGACGGGTGCTGCCTGGAGGACGGCACGGAGGTCAATCTGACTTTCGAGCAGTCCAACATCATCGCGGGCTACGGCATCGTCACCGCCCTCAACTTCATGTCCATGGGCTGGACGTGCCGGAACAACTACACCGCCTGCTATCCGGCCAACACCGACGTCAAGGATCAGTTTATCCCCGTCTCCCGGATGTTCGACTTCGTGGGAAACACCCTTATTCGGACGTTCTGGAGCAAGCTGGATAAGCCGATGAACCGACGGCTGATCGACACCATCATCGACACCTGCAACATCTGGCTCAACGGTCTGGTGAGCCAGGAGTATCTGCTGGGGGCCCGGGCCGAGTATCTGGAGGAGGAGAACAGCCTTGTTGACCTCATGGCCGGTATCCTCCACATCCACATCTACATCACCCCGCCCAGCCCCATGCAGGAGTGCGACTTCACGCTGGAGTACGACACCAACTACGTGACGTCTGCTCTGGCGGCGTAAGAGAGGAGGATGCGGTAAATGAGCACGAAACAGGCTGCGGCCTATATCAACCTGGAGATCTACGAGGACAGCGTCAACCTCCTGGGCGTCGCCAAGGTCAAGCTGCCTGCCATCGCCTATCCCTGCGTCAACATCTCCGGCGCCGGAATGATGGGCGAGATGGAGGTCCCGCTGTACGGCATGGTCAGCAACATGACCACCAACATCAACTGGCTCACTCCCCACGGGGACGCGGTGAAGCTGATGTCCCCCAAGAAGCACCAGTTGGATATGCGGGTGGCCGAGGAGTTCTGGGACGTGGAGCAGGCCGATGTGGGCGTATGGGCGGACAAGTATGTGATGATCGTCCGGCCCAAGACCACCGACCCCGGCACCGTCGCCCCTATGGGCTCCGCCGATACCTCCGGCGAGTACGTCGTCTATTACTTCGCCGCCTATAAGGACGGCAAGCAGCTGTGGGAGGTCGATAAGCGCAACATGAAGTGCGTTGTCGATGGCGTGGACTATATGGCCCCGGTGCGCAAGGCGCTGGGTAAATAATCATCTGCGGCAGGCCTCGGGCGTTCGCCCGGGGCCTGCCCTATTTGTGAAAGGAGTGCCACCATGAGCGTTAACACCGAAAAGAACACCCCCGCCGCCGAGGGCGGCCCCGCCGTTGAGGCGGTTGCGCTGGAGAGCGAGGCCAGGGCCGAGCGGGACGACAGCGTATACACCCACACGTTCAAGCACCCGTTCTCCTACCAGGGAGTCACCATCGAAAAGCTGACCTTTGACTGGGGCAAGCTGACCGGCAAGGATCACCTGGCTATCGAGAACGAGCTTTTGCTGAGGGGGAAAACGCTGGTAACGCCCGAGTTTACCGGCGAGTTCCTTTGCGGCATGGCTACCAGGGCCTGCACTGACCGCAACGGAGACGGGTTCCGCATTCTGAACATGGAGGTTCTGAAAGCAATGCCCATGCGGGACTTCCAGACGATCTGCAAGAGGGCGAGAGCTTTTTTGCTTCGTGCGGGGTCATAACCGGCAAGGACGGCCTATGGCTCCATAAGCAATGTCTGATACTGGCGAAAAACAACTGGCTGTCAATGCCCTTGCGGGAGCTGCGGTTCTGGATCAAGGCCAACAACGCCGTAATCACTGAGGGAAAGGAGGCCGCCGATGGCAGGTAGAAAAGAGTACGAGATGCTATTTGCTTTGAACGCCCGGATGAACGGGGGGTTCAGCGGCACCTTTTCCAAGGCCCAGGCGGAGTTCTCCCGGCTGGGGAGGGAGATTCAGGACTTACATAAACTCCAAGGCAATATCGCCTCCTACCAGAAGCAGCAGGCGGCAATCGAGGCCACCCGCGCCAAGCTGGAAAATCTGCAAAAGCAGCACAACCTACTCCAAAAGGAAATCGGGGAGACCAACGGCTCTACCGCCGGTCTGGAGCGGGAGAGCGTCAAGCTGGAGCAGCGTATCAAGGACACCGAGGCGGCGCTGGAACGGCAGGGCCAAAAACTGGATGCCACCGGCGCAAAGCTGAGGGAGGCCGGGGTCGATACATCGAATCTGGCCCAAAAGGATGTTGAACTGACCGCCAAAATCAAAGAGCTGCAGGCCGAGCAGGAAAAGGCGGCGGACAGCGCCGAGAGGTTTGGCGACCAGACCGCAAAGGCGCTCGACGCAATAGCGAGTTCTGAGGTCACGTCTGCGGTCGTTGACGGCCTCGGGAAGATCAAGGACGCCTTTGTAGAGTGTATCGATATTGCCGGCAACTTCGAGGAGGCAATGAGTACCGTGGAGGCCCTGTCCGGGGCCAGCGCCCAGGAGATGGCCGCTCTTGCGGAGGAGGCCAAAGACCTGGGGGCAACCACAAAATTCACTGCCAAGGAAGCCGGCGACGCTATGGGCTACATGGCGATGGCCGGGTGGGACGCCTCCGATATGCTCCAAGGCATGGACGGCGTTCTGCAGCTGGCGGCGGCGTCCGGCGAGGATCTGGCTATGGTGTCCGACATTGTGACGGACAGCCTCAGCGCCTTTGGGCTGACGGCCAAGGACACGGCCCATTTCTCCGACGTGCTGGCGGCAGCGGCTACCAGCTCCAACACCAACGTAGCCATCATGGGCGAGACGTTCAAAATGTCTGCGTCTGTGGCCGGAGCCCTGGGGTATAGCATCGAGGACGTGGCCGTAGCTATGGGCCTCATGGCAAACAGCGGCGTCAAGGGCTCTATCGCCGGTACCGCCCTGCGGAACACGTTTAATGGCTTGCTGGAGGGCGTGACCCTCACTGGCGCGGCCTTTGGGGAGTACGAATACTCCGCAATCAAGGCCGACGGCACCATGAAGGATTTCGGTGCCACTATTGACGAACTGCGCGGCTACTTCGAGCAAATGACCGAGGCCGAACGGGTAGCAAACGCCCAGGCCATCGCCGGACAGCGCGGTTATAACGGCCTCCTGGCTATTCTGAACGCCACCGATGCCGACTATGCCTCCCTCACCAACAGCATCAACAACTGCACCGGAGCGGCCCAGCGCATGGCAAATGTCAAGCTGGACAATATGAACGGCCAACTTACCCTGATGAAATCCGCATGGGACGCTCTGAAAACCACCATCGGAGAGCAGTTTATCCCTGAAATGCGGGGACTGTATGAAATCGGAACGGACGTTTTCTCCGGCGTCAACGAGTTCATCAAGGCCAATCCCGGCCTGGTGAAAGGGATCGCCGCCGGAGCCCTTGTGATCGGCGGCGTGACAACTGCCCTGATGGCTTACTCGGCCGGGGCGAAAATTGCGGCGGCAGCGTCCGCGCTGCTGTCTGCCTCCATCCCAGGCGTCAACATCATCATGGGTGTGACCGCCGCTGTGGCCGGCATCACCGCCGCCGTGGTTGCTTTGGCGAACTCGGCGGATGATGGCGTTCCGTCTGTGAAAGAGCTGACCACCGCCGCCCAGGAAATGGGCGAGGCGATGGACGAGGCCAGCGCGACCTTTGAGGAAAACGCCTCCCAGGCCCTTGCCACGGCGGAGCTTGCAGGGGTGTATATCGACAAGCTGAAAGAGATCGAGGCGGCGACAGGCGGGAACGTCCAGCAGAACCAGGAGTATCAAAACACCCTGGCTCTCCTCCTGCGGACTATGCCGGAGATGTCCGACAGTATCAGCCAGACCACCGACAAATACGGCCGCGTGACCTATACCCTGGAAACCAGCACCGACGCGCTGATGGCAAATGCGGAGGCGTGGAAGAAAAATGCCGAGGCCCAGGCCTACCAGGAATACCTCAATTCTCTGTATGACGAGTACAACGCCGTCATGCTGGAGGCGGCTGAGAACAGTATCAAGCTGACCCAGGCGCAGACCAAGCTGGAGACAGCCGAGAAAAACTGGGATGCCGCTCTGGTGCGGATGAACGAGCTCTCCGAGGAGGCCTGCGAAAACGGAACGGCCCTCACCGGCGAATACTACCAGCTGGAAGATTCTATCCGTGTGTACCGGGACGAGATGTACGAGGCCGAGCGCACCATTGAAAATCTCAACAAGGCCATGGACAAGGATGCCGAGGCGGTCGCCGCCGCCGAGGCTGAAATCAACAGTGCCCAGGAGGCGGTCGAGCAACTCACCGGCGTCACTGAGGAGCAGGCGGCGGCGGAGGCTGAGGCTGCGGCACAGACCCAAGAACTCCAAGGCGTCATTGAGGACATCACCAGCCAAGTGGCGGCACTCACAGAGGCCTACAATGAGGCCTACGGCGCGGCGCTGGAATCCATATCTGGACAGTACGCCCTTTGGGACGAGGCCGCAGACGTGGTTGAAACCAGCGCAGGGAGCATTAACAGCGCCCTGGAGAGCCAGATCACCTACTGGCAGGACTACAACGCCAATCTGCAATCCCTGACGGAGCGCAGCGCGGACATTGAGGGCCTGAGCGCGGTGATTGCCAGCTTTGCCGACGGGAGCGAGGACAGCGTAAATGCCATTGTCGGTCTTGCCAATGCCAGCGACGAGGATCTGCGGGCCATGGTTACCAACTGGCAGGCCCTCCAGGAAGAGCAGGAGGCCGCTGCCGGTAGCGTGGCCGAGCTGAAAACCGACTTCACGTCCACCATGGACGAACTGCAAAACGCTCTGGCCGAGGACATTGAGGCCATGGATTTGGGCGACGAGGCCAAGGCCAGCGGCCGGGCCACCATCCAGGGCTACATCGACGGGGCAAACTCCATGCTGCCCCAAGTCCAGGCCGCCTATGCCGCCTTGGGCAAAGCGGCATCGAGCGCCCTGGGCCCCGCCCCATACAGCAATAGCGCATACGCCGCAAACGCAAGGATTCCCATGTATGCCGGCGGAACCGACAACGCCGCCCCCGGCTTTGCCCTGGTGGGTGAGGAGGGGCAGGAGTTGGTCTACTTCAACGGCGGGGAAAAGGTTCTGGATGCCTCCCGGACTTCTGCCCTGCAAGCGAGGCCGGAGCCCGCCCTGTCCGCCATGGTAGCGGCACCCGGGGGTGGCTCCTCCTCTGTCCAGGTCGTGTTCCAAATCGCCGGCAACGCCACGCCGGACACGGTTCAGGCCTTGCAGGACTACGGGGACGACTTCGCCGAGCGGGTGATGGAGGTGGTGGAGAACGCCGCGGCGGATGCCGCAAGGGGGGCATACCGATGAAAACCTACACCACAGTGCAGGGGGATATGTGGGACAGCATCGCCTATAAGCAACTGGGGGACACGGCCCATACCGATAAGCTGATGAACGCCAATCTGCGGTATCTGCGATACTACACATTCCCCGCCGGCATCGTCCTGACCTTGCCGGAAATCGGCGAGAGCGTCAGCGACACACTGCCTCCCTGGAAGCAGGTGGGACAGTGAGCAATAAGAATTTAGCCCGCCGGGCGGCTGTCGGGATCTCTTTTGCCGGCACCGACATCACCAAATCCATCAAGCCCTACCTCAAAGCCTTTACCTACACCGACAACGAGGCGGACGAGGCGGACGACATTCAAATCCAGCTCCACGACAGGGACACTATCTGGATGGAAAAATGGCTGAACGAGGCCATCGACGCCGCCTCCGCCGCAAAGCTGAAGATAGATTCGGTGATCGTTCGGGAGAACTGGCGGGGGGACGGAAAGGACGCGGTTCTCCCGTGCGGAGAATGCGAGTTTGACACCCT